ACGAAGATCAAGAACTGGATAACGATAGCCAGGAACCAAATGATCTTGTTAAAAAACTTCGCAAAGTAGATCGCGCAAAAGAAAAGCGAATCAAGGAACTAGAGTCCGAACTCGGACAACTACGTTCTGTGCAACGCGAAAGTACAATCAAATCAGTTTTGGAGAGCAAGGGTGTGAGCCCAAAGATAGCTAAATTCATTCCTTCCGATTTAGAATCAACGCCAGAGGCTGTTGATAATTGGATTAAGGAAAATGCAGATATCTTTGGATTGGTAGAAAAGCAAGAAGACAAAGGACCAGACTTGGCAACCTTACGTCAAATAGATGCTATTACTGCTAATGCTCAATCCCCTGCTGGTTTTGATGACACGATGCTTCGTATTGATCAAGCTTCTTCAGCTGAAGATATTATCAATATGATTAATCAACAGTCATAATTTAAAACTACTAAACTAAGGAAATATCCGAAATGTCAACAGTATATACCGCATTATCAGGCGGCGCTGCAACGACAAACGGTGGTCTTGGTGGCGGTCAATATTCAAGTGCTTCTAACGTAGGAACCTTTACACCATCCAATGGTGCAGGTCTTGTACAAAAAGCATACGACCGTCTTGTTGAGTTTGCACTTCGCTCTCAACCATTACTCCGTTCAGTCGCTGACAAACGTCCAGCACGCCAATCAATGCCAGGCTCATCCGTTGTATTCCAAATTTACAACGATATGTCCAAGGCAACAACTGCTCTATCAGAGCAAGTTGATCCAGATTCAGTAGCAATTGGTACACCAACTGCAGTAACCGTAACTCTTAACGAATACGGTAACGCAGTTCTAACCACTCGCAAACTGCAATTGATGTCATTAGCAGATGTTGATCCAGCGATTGCAAATATCGTTGCGTTCAATATGGCTGATTCCATTGACGAAATTGTTCAAACAGAACTTCGTGGTGGAACAAACGTTATCTACGCAAGCAACGCTTCAGGTACACGTGCAACAGCAACAACAAACGTTACTGGTTCACACACCTTGAAAGCTGCAGACATCCGTCTAGCAGTTGCAAAATTGCGTGCAGGAAAAGCAGTTGCTCGTAAGGGCAGCCTATACTGGTGTGCAATACATCCAGAAGTTTCACACGATCTTCGTGCTGAAACAGGTTCTGCTTCTTGGAGATTACCTCACGAATACCAATCAAACGATGCCATCTGGGCAGGCGAAATTGGAACATTCGAAGGTGCATACTTCATCGAATCACCACGCTTGTACAACGCCACCGATGGTGGTTCAAGTGCACGTGTGTTCCGTACATTACTAGCTGGTCAACAAGCACTTGCAGAAGCAGTTGCTGAAGAACCACACGTAGTTATCGGAAACGTAACCGACAAATTGATGCGCTTGCGCCCAATCGGTTGGTACGGAGTATTAGGCTTCAAGCGTTATCGCGAAGAAGCACTATACCGCATCGAATCAAGCTCCAGCATTAACGCTGCGTAGTTAGATAAAATGTAATAGCCCCTGGGAAACTGGGGGCTATTCTTATTAGGAGACTCAGTTGCCAAAATTCTTTCCACCAACAGTTGATGAAGGTCCAGCAGCTTTAGGATATTTCTTCTCACGCTACAAACTAACACGTGGTGTAAGTATTTTGAAAATTGGTTCTACTTACAAAAAATATAGAACTCCATCTACAGATCAAATAGATGCTGCTAGCGAATACTATGCAGGAGGTCACGAATATGAAGTTACGTCAGACCAAAAGACAGCACTTATTGCTGCTGGCATCGGCATTACTGAAAGTAACTTTGAAGGATGATAGAGAACATTCTTATAATGGGTGCGACTGCAAGTGCAATTGCTTCTGTGTTTTTTGTGATTGCTCCAACAGTTCGAAAGACTCGTTCTATGATGGAATGGTTGGAAAAGTTTCGCCGAGATTGGGAAGGCGAAGAAGCATCCCCTGGTAGGGACAAGGTACCTGGTGTGATGGAAAGACTTAACAGACTTGACGGTGAGCTAAGTAGCAATGGTGGTTCTTCTATGAAGGATGCTATTGAAAGAATTGAAAAGAGTTTAGGGACAAAATGACTTTACATCAATTAAGAACACATCCTGAATATGTTGAAGGATGCTTTGGTTGCAAAGCAACCACAGTAGATTTGAATCCAGGAGAGGCTTCCACTCGCCTTACAATGTCAGCTAAGAAGTGGGACAATGAACTTGCGCTATATCGTCAGGCTAGGTCTCAGGGTATTCAACCTGATACTACTAAGACTAAGGATATACGTAAGGCAATAGATATATCAAACAAAACTGGTCGAGCATATGGAGCATAAATAATGTACGGACAAAAGAAATCAATGAAGAAAATGTCAGGCAAAGTAATGAAGAACGATGCAAAAAAAATGTCAGTTAAGAAAATTGCTAAAGTGAAGAAAATGGGCAAGAAAAAATAATGAAAGCTAAAAAGGGTATGGGCTTTAAAGCAGCTCAAAAATCAATAGCTAAAAAGCAGGGTGTTTCAATGGATCGCGCTGGCGCAATCCTTGCAGCAGGTGCTCGTAAAGCATCACCTGCAGCAAAGAAAGCAAACCCTAACTTAAAGAAAGTCAAAGGAAAGAAGAAAAAATAATGTGCGCAACTTGTGGATGTAACTACACTAAGTATAATCACGGCAATCAAGGAATGAAAGTTCCTATGTTGCCTAATGGTATTAATCCTATGCCATTACAAAATGGTATACCTAAGTCTCCTGCATCAAAAGCAACACCTAAGAAACCAAAGAAGTAATTATGAAGCCAAAAGACTCACGTTTAAAAAGTGCTGGAGTCTCTGGCTACAACAGACCAAAGCGGACTCCTAACCATCCTACTAAGTCACACGTTGTTGTGGCTAAGTCTGGTTCACAGGTTAAGACAATCCGCTTTGGACAACAAGGTGTAACTGGGGACAGAACACCTACAGCACGTCAAAAATCTTTTAAAGCAAGACACGCAAAAAATATTGCTAAGGGCAAAATGTCTGCAGCATACTGGGCGAATAAGGTGAAATGGTGAAACAAAAAGCGTTTTGGGATAAGAAGAACCCTAAGAAAACTTCTAAAAAATTAACACCTACTCAGATCAGAAGTGCTAAGGCACGCGCTAAAGCTGCAGGAAGAAAGTATCCTAACCTGGTTGATAATGCTGCTGTGGCAAGAAAGAAGAAATAATGTCAGGTAGATACAATATGGTCTGTGACCAGGGTTCTACTTTTAGTTTAGTTTTTACAATTAAAACTGATGGTACTGCCTGGAGTTTAGTTGGCAACTATACAGGTAAAATGCAAGTTCGTTCTTTTCTTAATGCTAGTACTGTTCTTATTGAATTAAATACCACTAATAGTAGAATATCTTTCTCAGCAGGTGGTACTGTTACTTTAACTTTAACTGCAACAGATACAACAGCTTTACCTGCTGGTCGTCATACTTATGATTTAGAATTAACTCAAACTAGCACAGGTGTTGTGACTAGAGTTCTTGAAGGAAAATTTGTTGTCAGAGGAGAGGTTACTCGCTAAATGGCAACTGAGATTACGATTCAAGAAACTATTAGTGAGGTCAGTGTTACTGATCCTAATAATATTCTTATTGAAGTTGATGGTACACAGGGACCTATTGGTCCTCAAGGTGTAACTGGTCCTACTGGTTCAACAGGGATTACTGGTCCTTCTATTACTGGTTCCACTGGTAGCACTGGTGGCACTGGACCAACAGGATCAACAGGTGACACTGGTTCTACAGGACCCACTGGAGCTTCTATAACAGGTCCTACAGGAAGTACAGGTGCAACAGGTGTTCAAGGTATTACAGGTTCGACTGGCAGTACTGGTGCAACAGGTCAAACTGGTGCTACTGGTATTACAGGAGCAACTGGTTCAACTGGTTCTCAAGGTGATTTGGGACCTACAGGCGCAACTGGCGCTGTTGGTTCAACTGGTTCAACTGGAGCAACAGGTTCGACAGGAGCGACTGGTTCTACAGGTTCTCAAGGTGAACAGGGTATCCAAGGAGTAACTGGTGTTACTGGCTCTACAGGACCTACAGGTTCTACTGGAGTAGCTGGTTCTACAGGACCAACTGGTGTTACTGGCGCAGATTCAACTGTTGCAGGTCCTACAGGACCTACAGGGGTAACAGGAAGCACAGGTCCTAGTGGACCTACTGGTGCTGATTCAACTGTGGCTGGACCTACTGGCGCTACTGGACCTACTGGTCAAGATGGTTTCCTTGGTGGTACAGGTCCTACTGGTGCAACAGGTCCTACAGGTTTAAATGGTCCTACAGGTGCAGGTGTTACTGGCGCTACTGGTCCTACTGCTGTAGAGATTGGTAATACTGCTCCAGCAGATGAAGACTTTTTATGGGTTGATACAAGTATCACACCAGTTTATATTGTTCCACAAGGTGGAACTACTGGACAATACTTGGAAAAAAAATCTAATGTTGATTATGATGCCCAGTGGCGCGAATCACCACTTAATCCAATGTTATTCGGAGGAATGTAAATGGCTGGTTTGTTAAAATATTATGATAGTGTTTCTTCTACTTGGGTTCCTATTCTTGCTGGACCAACAGGACCATCAGGTCCCACAGGAAGCACTGGACCAACAGGTTCTACAGGTTCACAAGGTAATCCAGAATTTAGTCACACTTTATTACTAGGTGGAATGTAAAACATAGGTAGGGACACTTATGAAAATAGCAGTATATGCAATAGCTTTAAATGAAGCCAAACACGCTAAACGTTGGGCTGATGCAACTAAAGATGCTGACATCAGAATAGTAGCTGATACAGGATCTACAGATGGCACACAAGAACTTCTTAGAGCAGAGGGTGTAATAGTACACGACATCAGTGTTAAACCATTTAGGTTTGATGATGCTCGCAATGCTTCCCTAGCTTTGGTTCCTAGTGATATAGATATGTGTTTGTCTTTAGATCTAGATGAGATTCCTGAAGAAAAATTCTTTGACAAGATTAGACAAGCTTGGACTCCTAATGTTAATCGTGTCTGGGTTACTTGGGAAACTGGTTATGAATGGCAGAATAATAATCGCCTACATTCAAGACACGGCTATCGTTGGGTTAAGCCTTGCCACGAAGTCACAGAATATTATGGTGACTTTTTTGGTGGAGAAGAAAAAAGCATAACTGTTAATACTGTTGTTAAACATAGACCAGATGATTCTAAATCTAGATCTCAATATCTTCCAATGCTTCAGATGGCAGTAGCTGAGACTCCACAGGATGCAAGAATGTGGGCTTATCTTTGTAGAGAATATTATTTTCATCAAAAATGGAAAGAGACTATTGAAGCTGCAGAAGAGATGCTTAAAGCAGGTGGTTGGTACATAGAGCGTTCTGCTTCTTGCAGAGCTGCTGGAGAAGCTTTTACAAAACTTAATAATAATGAAATGGCTAGAGACTGGTTTGTTAAAAGCGTTAAAGAAGCACCTGATCAACTTGAGGCTTGGTTTTCTTTAGCCCAATTTAATTATCAAGTAAAGAATTGGCAAGGATGTTGGGATTCAGCAATTAAAGTTAATTCTTTAACTAAGGAAAAACATTATCTTGTTATTGATGATGTTTGGAATTGGAAATGTTTTGATTTACTAGCCATCGCT